GGCGAGTCGAAGATGCGGCACACGTTTTCGAGGATGAAGCGCATGCCGCGCCGCTGTTGGTCGGCGGTGGCGGTGCCGGCGAGCAGCGAGCGGATCGCGTGCACGTCGGCCTCAGCGAAGGTCGGGTCGGGAAGTGTCATGGCGCCTCGAGGCGGAACCTACGCGACGCCCCGGAAAAACGAAAGCCCGCCGATCCAGGAGGAATCGACGGGCCTTTCTCTGCAACGGGGAGCGTCAGCCCCGCGCTTCGAACTTAACCGGCGTACTCAGGCTGATAGCCGTCGCCGAAGGATTCGCGGTGATTGCGGGCGCGTTCAATGAAAGCCTTGAAGGCATGCCAGCCGGGCAATCGCATCGAGCTCATCGAGAAGCGGCCGCGCGTTGCGCCGTCGAGGGCGATCGACACATCGGCCGACGGGCGCCACGAAATCAGGTTGAGCAGGAGATCGAACGGCAGCGCGACCCATTTGAGCACGGGCGTTCGCGTGGCGAGCTCGAAGAGCATGAAGGCGGCGCAGAGCGCGGCAGCGATGCCGAACGCGGAGCCGATCAGGAAACCGACGATGTGCATTGGAAACCTCCAAGGGTTGAGAACGGTAGATGCGCCAGCGGATCGCGAAGCCGCCGCGTCACCAGGGCTTCGCCCGACACATTCGAGCACCGCCTTTTCCCGTTGGCGCCAGAATGGACGAACCCCGCCACCTTTGCAATCGGGTGACGGGGCTCGCTTAGGCTTGTGGGGCGGTTCATAGCACCGGGCTTTGCATTCCCGGCCCATCCGCGCCCCTCTTCTTCGCTGGGGGTATGAACGCCGTTCTACCAGTTTTTGGCGGCCGTGCAAGCCAGCCGGTTGATCGCGAGGGTGAATTCCCCGACCTTGCCGGCGAAGTGCTCAAAGGCGGTGCCTTGGCGCCCGCGCATGGTATCGCGCACGCCGGCGGCAAACGCCCGATCGAGCTTCTTGCCCATGATCGCGCGCCCGATCGAGGACATGCCAGGGAAGCGTTCGAGCAGGCGCCACGGGTCGCCGTCGTCAGCCATCGGTGAACACCTGCCCGGTCGGCGTCGGCGTGCCCTTCACGTCGTCGGGCGAGTCGGCGAGCTCATACTTCGCCTCGAAGACGTCGGGCTTGCACGGGTAGCACAGCGCCGGGGCGCCCGGTTCTTGGATAATCCAGTCGTCGGGCGAGGCGGTGACGTCGCCCTGTCGCGAGTGACAGACGAATGTCCCCATGTAGTGCCTTTCGGTCGGGTTGACCTCGCCGCGGAATTCGACGCCCATCGGGAGCTCTTTGCCCCCGAACAGGCAATCGAAGATCAGCGTCATATCGAGGTGCACGGCGTCGATCTCGACCGGCAGGGTGCGAAACTTAGCCATTGGTCGGCGCCGCCGCGTTCATGGCAAGCAGCCGTTCCTTGAGCGCGTAGCCCATCAGCGGCCACACCTTGTCGATCGCCCGTTGCTTGGCAATCTTCTCGCCGAGCGCCGCGTCGAAGTTTTCGGGCGATGCCGGCGCCGACTCGCCGATGACGGTGAACCCGTTGCGCAGGGTGAGCACGCACAGCGTGAGCGCCGAGGCGCCCGGAGGCACTGGTTGCCCTAGCGCCTCGCAGGCGTCGCCAAGGGTGAAGTAATTCTCGCCAGCGATGTTGGCGTTGAGATCGTCGAGGGTGACGCGCGGCGCGGTGAGATTGCGCGAGCGCTGGATATCCTCGAGCTCTTGATCGTTCATTTTTGGTGCCTCTTTTGAGCGTGCGGAAATGCACACGCGCGGAGAGGATCACGGCGGAGCCCGATCAGGCAAGCCCCGCCTGTGCCGCCATCAGCTGAGCCGAGGCGATATCGGCCGTGGCGCCGGCCGCCTTCTGGCTGATATCGGCGACCTTGCTCAGCCCGCCCACGACGTCGGCCTCTTCGTCCGCCTTCTCGCGCTGATCCTCCGGCACCAGCCATTCGGCGCGGGTGCCGCGCGAGATCGCATCTTCCGTCGCCCGGCGCGTGTCGATGATGTTGGCGACCGTTTGGTCGACGGCAGCACCGGCCGAAACGATGTTCATCGCTTCGTAGTATTCGCGCACGATTTCGAGCCCTTCGGCCTCATTGAGCGGCGACGTGTAGGTGAAGTTCATCGGCGCCCCGCGGAGCTCATTGTTGAGCAGCGCCGGTGACAACAGGTTGAGGTGCATCGCCATGTCCCAGGCGGTGCCCAAGAGCTCGCCGTGATAGTTGGGCTCGATAGGCGAAAAGAACGGCAGCGCCGCCCGGCGGAATTCGTCGGTACGCACTTGCACCTCGAGCTCGCGCATGTCGCGCAGCGTCGGCAGGGTCAGGCTGTTGAGGAGCCAGCATTCCTTGATGAGCTCGCGGATATCCTGCTTGAGCTCGAATCCGAGCGACACGTTCCCGGTTTCGACGGTCGAGAACACATCGCCGAGCTTTTGGCCTTCGTCGAGATCGACGGCCGTATGCCCGCCGGCGAAGAGGTTGATATCGCGCGTGAACACCTGCGACGCGCCGATCGTCGGCGGGTCGACCGACTTCTGACCTTGCTCGAGGATCACAAGGCTCATGTCCTGGAGCATGCGCGCGTCGGGCAGCGAGTTGATCGCCATCGGCGAGAACGCGAACGGCAGGCCGCTCAGCGTGCGGTGCCGGCCGATCACGTGGTTGAAGATCGGCGCCCCGCGCTCATGCAGATACGTGCGGTTTTCCACATCGATGTAGATCGAAATGAACGGGTGCCGGATGCGGCGCATATCGCCGCGATCGCCGCCGTAAATGTCGTCAGTCGGCATGAGCACGTGCCGGATCAGGAATTCCTTTTCGGGATCGTCGCGCTCAGCCTGGACGATCGCGGGCGCCACGGTGCCCGTCCATTCGCCCTTACGGTGCCGGCGCATGATCTCGCGCGCGCTCATCTTGAGGTTGCGGAAGTGCGTGTCCGGCCGCCCGTCTTCGTCGAGTATCCAGCAGCAATCGCGCAGGTGATGCGGCTTGAATACGAGGTGATCGAGGCCGCCCGACGCTTCGATCGACATGTCGAAACAGCCGAAGCTGACCCAATCCATGTCGGTCTCTTTGAGCCCGTCGCTGATCCCTGATTTCGGATGATAGATCAGCGAGCGGAACGCCTTCGTGGTGCGCTGGAGCGCGACCTTGTTGCCGGGCTTGTCGTCGCGCTCTTTGTCGCCGGTGCCGACCGAAAACCACGGGCCTTGCCGAAGCATGGCCTCGATCGCGTTGCCCAGCACTTCGCGCGCATTGATCGGCGTGCCGTCCATGAGATCGCCGGCGAAGTCGTCGAGTTGCAGCGTGCGCGTGAAGTCGGCGCGCATGGGATAGAAATTCTCGGCAATGTCCTGGTTCAGCTGGCGCCACGTACGGAAGCGCTCGAACGTTTGGCCCGAGATACGCAGGAGATTTTCGCAACGCGAGTCGGCCACGCTATGACCTTCCGATGAAGTTGCCGGCATAGGTCGGCCGGGTCAGGTTGGTCGAGGCGCGGCCCGATCGTGCCGAGAGCATGAGCCGCGTGCGGCGCAAATTCTCTTGGTAGATTTGATCGTTCTGCGACGGCATGCGCTTGGCGCCGTTATCGATGAAGCCGCCCGAGCTCAGCGAGGCGCCCTTGGGCACCGCCGGATTGTTTTTCGTGTAGCCGCCGATGTTGTTGTTCGGCGTCTGGTTTGGCTTGCCGGTCTTAGGAGGAGGCAACGGCTTGCCGGCAATGTCGATGTGCGAGCCGTCGGGCAGCACCTTGTTTTTTGTCCCGTCGGTGAGAACGGTGACGACGGTGCCATCGGCCTTTTTCCTGATTTCGGTGCCGTCGGTTTTGGTCTTAACGACGGTGCCGTTGGCCTTGTACTCAAAGGTAACGCCGTTTTTCTTCGTCTCGACAAGGTTGCCCTTGGCGTTGGTCGTGACGACGCCGCCGTGCGCGCCGACGTTGACCGGCGGCTTGCTCGACTCGCCCGACTTCGCCTTCGACTTCGCCTTGTCGTCAGCCTTCTTGTCGACCTTCTTGGCCGTGGTTTTCTTGTTGTCGCCGGTGAGGCCGCCCATTTTCTCAGCCCTTCGCGAAAGCGTTGTGCACAGCCGCGACGCGCGAGGCGCCGGGCATGCCGGCCGCGGATCGGACGTCGGAAGGTCGAGGGCCGGCATTCACCGGGCGGGGCTTGCGGCCGCCGGGCATGCCCATTGTGGGGTTGGGCGTCGGGATCATGGGATTACCCCCGAGCGGCGTCGATCGGCGCGTCGCTTGTGGCCGATCGCCATACATGCCGCCCATTGGTGAAGCCCCCAAGGATTGACGGAAAGCTTGCCTCTGTCACGTCGAGGGGCAGAGATAGCCGAGATCAGCGGCGGCGTCGAGATTTCATGTTTGCGTGCCCTAGGTTGACCTTTGGGCCGGCTGATCCGGCGCGCTGGCGATCGATACGCAGGGCGGTTTGCACCGCGGGCTCGCCATGCGCCCACGCGTTGACCACGCAATCGCCCTTGTCCGGCGAGCGGCCGAGCGCCTTGATGATCGTCTTCTTGTCCTCGATGACGATGCCGCCCGGGCTCAGCTTCCAAGTGATCGCCGCGAGATCGGCGCGGAGCTCAGCATCGGGCGGCAGCATGACGGGCACGCCTAGCCCGGGCTCGAGCGCTTCGCGAAAGAGCCAGTACACCCAGGCGCGTTTGTTCTTGAATTTGAACTTGCCGTCGCGCGAGCGCTTCATCGTCGCCTCAGCGCCATTGAAGGCGTGCAAGCGCTGGATGGATTCGGCGTCGTCAAAGGCGTTGTTCTTGAGGTGCGAGAAGACGCCCGAGCCGTAGCCGCCGCCCATGTCGATCACGATATCGCACTTGTTTCGCATGAGGGCGATATCGCGCGCCGCGAGATCGATCGGGTCGAGTTTTACGCCCTTCGAGATTTCCTTGATGATCTCATCGAACCACAGGCCATGCCGGCGCGCCCAGGCGTTGCCGTCGGGGTTCACGCCGCCGAGCGCGACGTCGTGGCTGAGGCACGTCATGGGCCACTTTTCAGCGCCGTCGGGCGTCCATCGATCCATCGCCGCTTGAATGTGCGCGGTCGGGATCAGCTGGAACGGCTTGTCGGGCATGATCGTATCGAAGCGGCCGCCGCGATAGGCGTCGCGCAATTCCTGCGGCATGGCCGCGAGGGTGCGATCGTATCCCGTCGCTTCGAGATCGGGATTGTCGGCCAGCGTCGATCGGATGAACGTGCGCGATCGAGGATAGACGAGCTCGCCGTTGACTTCGATCGCGCCCGGCCCGTCGCATTCGACGTCGCGCCCGTCGATCGTCGTGTACCAGCGGAGCTCGCCTTCTTTGGCCGGGTGCGGGTGCTGAGGATCGAGCCACGCCCCCCAATAGGCAATAATCCAGTAGCCTTCGGGCGTCGTCGGCGGGTTGCCGGTGGCGACCACGCGCGAGCGCTGGCCGGGCGTCGCCGATCGATTCCAACCGATGATGAACCGATACTGCGACTCGGTGAAGTCGGCGATCTCGTCAAAGGCTTTGAGATCGTGCGGCTTGCCCTTCCACTTCTGCTTATCGGCCTCGAGGTTGCAGCCGGCGATATCGATGTTGTGGCCGGGCAGGCGCCACACCTTGGGGTTGGAGTTGTTGAGCCCGTCGCGCGAGCCCAGGATTTGTTCGAAGCGGTCGACGATCGCGCCCGTGTCCGACGATTGCCGGCGCAGGATCAGCGAGCGTTCATGCTCAGTGAGGGCGAGGCCGCACACGAGATCGGTTTTGCCGCCGCCCGCCTGCCCCCCATAGAAGAGCTCATCGGCCTCGCAATAGAACGCGTCCGTTTGCGGGCCGGGGTTTGGCACCCACACCATGTCGGCCGTCGCCTCATCGGCCATCGCCTCGAGCTCAGCCTGTTCGGCGGGGTCGAGCGCGCCGAAGGATTCGAGGATTTCGTCGAGTAGCGAGCCGCCGCTTGGCATGTCGAGTTTAATCCCGCGTCGAGTGGAGTCGAGTAAAAGCCGTCATTTACTCGACTCGCTGGTTGGCGCGCCTTTTACTCGACTCGCCCGCTTGCCCTTGGTGAGCGCGAACGCGATCCGCCGCGCGATCTCATTCATCGATCGATCCTCGAGCGTCACTTCACTCGACACCGCCAGCGCCGCGCCATCCTTGCCGGTGAGCTCGAGCTTGTCGGTGATCAAGAGGCCGACGCGGGCGCGATCGCGCGAGCTCGAGATCGCGGCGTTGATGTTGCCGGCATCGAGCGCGATTTCGCGGTTGAAGGCCATTTCGGCGAGCATGGATTCCTTGGTGACGCCGGCGCGTTTGGCGGCCTGGGCGGTGAGCTCTTCAATCCTTGCTTTAACCAAGGTGTTTGCGGCGAGGCGCGAGGCGTTGGCCCAAACGGTGACGTCGAGCGTTTTGGGACCGACGACATAGGCGCGGCGATATGCGGCGGCATAGGAGTAGCCGCGCACAACCCAGCGGGCGAAACTCTCTTGCTGAGGCGTGAGCTTTTTGGCGGATTTGCTGGGCTTAGCCGACATAGCGGAACGCGGGTCGAGTGCGCGACCAATGGCCGTCGCGATGGTTGAACAAGGCGCGGGTGTAGGGCGAGATCGAGGTCGCGCGGATGAAGATTTGGCGCCGCTCGCCACGGTGAGCGGGCTTTGCGTGGTCGGCGAGGTAGAGCTTGCGCTTAGAGGCCATTGGGAGCGGGCTTGAAGAGCGAGTCGATCGTCGCGTTGGTGACTTCGAACCATGCGAGCGTCGGGATGCCGTGCTGATCGATCACGTAGTGCGTGACGCCGCCGTCGGTCGAATATTTGTAGATGCCGCGGAAAGTGTCGCGGCGTTCGCGTCGAGTCGACTCGCGCAGGATGCGGCGGGCTTGCTTGGGGGTCATGTGGTCAGCCCATCGGAATGATTGTGTCGTTGCCCAGCAGCTGGAAAGCGACCACATCGTCGACGGTGCCGCGGTGTTCCCAAATGACCGATTGCACGGCGCGCACGCCGCTCACACGGCCGTCGGCGTAGATCACCTTGACGTCGGAGTCGGGGCGCAGCGCCTTGGGCCATTGCCCGGCGGGGATCGTCCCCCAGCTTTCGTCGACGGCGCGGAAGTCGGGCGGGATCGTGGTGACGATCGTCGGCCTGATGGCACCAGCTGGTGCCGGGCGATCGTCGGCTGGCTTGGCGGGCGCATGGAAGGCCGGCACCTGGACATTGCCGCCGTTGGCATTGAGGCGCTGCGGCTGAGGCTGGAGCACGCCCTTTAGGCCGGCGGCGATCGCAGCGGCGAGGGCGGCTGGATCGAACGCGGGCGCGGGCGGCGGCGGCGGCGTATCGAGCCCGCGCGGATCATTCCACTGCTTGACCTGGATGGGTAGCGGCGTGGCGTTGATCATGGCGATGAAGGCGCGGCCGCGTTCGGTGATTTGCGTGACGCCGGCGGGCGTGTCCTCGAGCAGCGATTGTTCCCGAAGCCAGAGCTCAGCGTCTTCGTCGGGGACGATCGGCGCCGATGCAGCGATCGACAGCAGCGAGAAGATCGCGCCGGCGGGCGCGGTGATCAATGTCATGGGGGTGCCTCCAAATGTCAGAGGCGAACCTACACGCGAGATCAGCGCCTTTCTAGCGCGTTAGCGATCCGGCGCAGCGACTCGGCAATGGATAGGCCCAGCGCGAGGCTACCAAGGATCATCGCCGTTTCGGCCGGGTCGATCGGCGCTTCGCGTGGCTTTGCGGT